GTCGCGACTAAGCAGGCGTAACTACTTTCCGAACATTTCCAGCCAACACTTGATGCTCGCGATTTGTTCTGGTTTTATTTCAGATTCGAGCGGGCCGATCTGAATCTCCAACTTATCGGCTTTCGCAAGTTTTTCAATATCCTTCAGAGTCACCTCTAAATACAAAGCCTCATCCACGCCGCCACTTACAACCTTTGAATGGATGCGCTTCATGGTGCCCAGCACGTACCGCTCGGAATTGTTGTAGAGGACCCTAAAAGTGTTAGTTGTATTCAGGAATACCCAATCATCAGCGTGAGAGGTGATAACGAGCGCCACCTCGCTTGGCATGGCACCTTTGATTTCTTTCCCCTTAATCGACGCGACCACTTCAAATAGAACGTAACCGGGTCGCACCGGCATGATGGACTGCGTGTTTCGTACCACTGTGGTATCGGTAAACTTGTCGTACTCAGTGTGTATGCCGAGTGATGAGGTTTGCAGTAAGGTAAGAGTCAGAAGGAATAGGGCTCTCATGGGCGGAGAGTCTATTCTGGCTCAGGACGGGCTGTCAAATAATGTTGCGTCGGTTTAGGCGGGCTTAGAGGATTCGTCAAGGAGCTTGGCTACCAACTGCTTCGCGATTCGCCTAGCAAATCTTGCTGCCAGTCTGTCCAGCATTATCCGAGTCAACAAAACCATTTCTGGTATTTCGGATAGGTTGGTACATCCTGCCTTGAGCATAACGCGCTTGGCCTCTTCTTCGGTGGTGATCATTTCGCCAGGAATGCGCGGAGGCCTCATATTCGCACCTCAATATCAATCCGGCCAAGCACAGATGACAACCCGGTATCTTCGAAGTTTTTATGAACATCGTGGCGCTCTATATTGATCCGCTCAACGGTAGCGCCTGATAGTTTTTCGAAGTCGTTGATTAGTTTAATGAACGCGTCTCGCAAGTCGCTCTTTGCTGCCTTTAGTTCGTCAATGGTCATAGCCCCTGAATTATACTCAGATAGTCAATGAGAGTCTAGACAGAAACACGTATTAGTAGTACGATGGGCTAATGAACGACGCAGAGCGCGAACGGTGCCGCCAAAGAAGAATTGAACTAGGCCCGCAAGAATACGAGCGTCTTTTAACGCTACGCGACGAAGCGCAGGAACTTTGCTATTCGCTCTGCGTAATGCGCAAGAGAACGCCCCGTATTGAACGCTTACTGCGAATGGCCGAAAATCGACGTGAGCGGCGGGCGCAATTGATATGGCCGTGGATTGGCTTTGAGCGTTGGCCGAATACGATCCGCTCAATTAACAGCACAACACAGCAAGGGATGGTTAGCCATGACCGTGAGTAAATCTGAGGCAGCGAAACGGCACCGGGAATACTACGCGACAGCCACAGGCGAAGCGGATCGCCCGCAACGAGAACAACAGAAAATCCCGGTACGGTGTAAAAACTGTCAGCGCATGTACTACGTGCCTGAGCATTGCTTTATCAATGGTCTTTGGTACGGCGACATTCGCCGGACGTTAAACTTCGAATGCTCGGCATGTGGCTGGCGAGAAAAGATAATCGCATGAAGAAACCACACTGCCCAAAGAATCACCGCTTTCGCCCGATCTCATTCAACGAGAAAACCGGCGCAGCGGTCTACGCTTGCAAGTGCGGGATTCAATGGAAGCGCCAAGCCAAGTTTGTATGTCGAGAGCCGAAAGCGCGGAGAGTTGCATCATGAGATACGTAGATCACATAAACAAAGATCCGCACGACAACTCAATTGATAACCTACAGATTGGAACTGAGCTGCATTGCTGTAAATGTGGACAAGGGTTTCCGTTGAATTCGCTACTTGGTGAGCACTTCGAGAAAGAGCACCCAACGCTCGAGCCGTGTGTGTGCGGCAGGGCGGCTGAATGCGTTTCAGGCCCGAACCTTTGTCAAGTTGTCTGCCGTAACCGCGGCAGGCGTGGCCCCGTTGCGGAGTCCGAATGGCTCGCGGTGAATCTCTGGAACAACGATCGCCGGACAGAACCGAAGGGTGAATGGTGAGATACTGTCGCATTCACAACTTGGATTATTTCTCTGATTGTTGGCGCTGTTCCGAAGCTACGCTGGAACAGTGTCTTGAGCCGGGTTTGGCCAGAGAAATCCGTGAGCGCCCGCAGTATAACCGGGCAGGTAATTGCGCTTGTCGCGTGTGTGATTGGTGCGTCGCTCGCGCAGACATCAAAATTCTTCTTCAACTGCTCAATGAGAAAGCAGGCTAGCGGTGCATTGGTGTGAAGGGTGTGGACAGAAATGCGTTTGTGATGGTGATGACCACGACTGGTACGCCGCGCCTGTCGACTGTGAATGTGGTCATGAACGGGAAACCGGGGGAGACTTCGCTAATAATCCGCGAGATGAGAAGGGCCGGATTCTTTATCTGCTCGGAGACATTGTAACAATCCCGTTTGAGAGCTATCCCGGCCCGGTTCCATCGCCTGTGCAGGCGAAGGTGATTAAGGTTCACTCCCCGACTTATTACGAGTTTGAGTGGGTTGATAGGAATGGACGCACACAGAGGCGTTCACTAATCAGGAGTCAACTACCATGAGCGATCAGGACATGAAACTACCGGAAGGAAAGACCTGCGGCGATTGCGCGAATTACGAGGACTGCAAGTTTTGTTTCAGTGTCCGCCGAGCAACACGGTTTGCGATTGGTCGCCTAGTTACTTTAGGCAGCGCGAGACCACTTCAAGCGATCTAGAGCAAATGAGAAAACTAGCGGCAGATGCGTTGCGCCGCTATGTTAAGCCTGTTTGATGTCCCAAAGGCAGCCCCCGATGAAAGACTTTGAATGGCGCATACGGTACGCGCCGCACGGATACCACTACATGAAGCGGCGGATTGACTTCGAAACGTTAGAGGAAGTTCGCTTTGCGTCCCACGTGCTATCGACGGCAATTGAGGAAATGCTTGTTAGGATCTCCAAAGAGTGCCCGTATTTCTATGATCCGTCCTTAGCCCAAACCCGATTGAGCGTTTATCCTAAAGACGTTGGCGAAGACTTGAACCATCTTGATCCACTAAGGCCAAGACTTGGAATTGAGATAGAAATCCGACAACCAATGCCTGAGGATATTCGCCGGTAATGAAAAAGCACATCACAGGAGATCAATACTTCTGCAAGTGTGAGCGCTGCGGCCACGAATGGATCAGCCGCAAAGGAATTCCTCAAGTCTGTCCTAACTCAACTTGTCACTCAGTTAGATGGGATAAGAAGCCTAAAACCTCACTACAAAAATAAACTCTCATAATTCTGTAATCTAGCAACCGCACACAATCTGAGGCACGGGAAAAGAGTGGAAGTTTACCGTCGCCTGCTGGGGGTGCCGACAGGTCAGAAGGTTGGCTCCCTCTCCTGGCGGTACTCTATCTGATGGAATTCATAGACCACAGCCAAGAAGTTCGAAAGAAAATACAGCAACGATTAGTTGCCGGGCTGAATCGCGGCAATCAGTTTCTAATCGGAGAAGCGCAGGCGGCAGCGCCAGTTGAGTCCGGCACACTCCGAGACGGCACTGGGGTTGTACAAGAAGCAAGCGAAGGCAGCACGGTTGCGATAGGAGCTTCGCGGGCTCCGTATGCACGCTTAGTTAACCGGCTCAACACACCTTTTTGGACGCAAGCCTGGATCAGGATGAAAGCGCAATGGGGAGGCTTCTTTAGTGGCTGAACTGTTCGAAATCATTGGCACACGGTTGAGTGGTGACACCGGCACAGGTGGCGTGAATGAGCCTGAGAACGGCGCCACGGCTGGGTTTCACCGCGGCAAAGCGCCAGAGGATGCTGGTTATGATCGGGTAATTATCAAAGATGTAACAGGATTACCAGTCCGTACCTTCGAAGCGCCCATCGGACTCCGCGAGTTCGTGCAGTTCATGGTCTACACGATCGATCCGGTCAATGGAGGGGAAACAGGTACGGCCAAGTGTGCGCGTCTGGTTAAGCGTCTCATCTCATTGTTTGAAGCAGCAGATGAGGTTATAGGAGACCCATTGCTCCGGGGCTGCTTTCTTGATCGCAAGTTAGCGATGGATACCGAGACTGATTCGAGCGGCAGAGATATCTATAGCGCGGGTTGCGTGTTCGCATTTTGGACGGAGTGAAAGATATGAGCAAACCAGTCTATCAAGCGGTTGTTGGCTTAACCTTTGAAGGACTCAAGCCACCACTGCGCGTTGAACCCGGCGAAGTAATACCGCAAAGGGTTCCACAGACGGAAATTACACAGCTTCTATCTGACGGCCATATTCGAGAAATCACACCTGTAACGACCAGCGAAAGTGAGGACGACAATGAATGGCGCAACGCTTAGTAACAAATCCCGCGTGATGGCGGACCAGTACGATATTTCTCAGTTCCTTACAAAGATGACGCCGCAACGCAACAGAGATTTCGCGGATTGCTCAACACTCGTTACCGACTCGCATGAGTACACGCCTGTCCTGCGGGGCGGCTCCTTCGTGTTGGACGGACTCTATCGCTCAAACGCGATCGCCGGAGCGTCATTACAAGACATCTTTGCCGCCCTGCCAGACTCTCAGATTGTCGTCACTGGCTACCCTGATACTCGCGTTGTTGGCAAGCCCGCTCTCATGATGTATGCGGATGCCGTGAAATACGAACTGGACTGCGTGGTCTCGGATCTGGTCAAGGCGCACGTGGAGTGCACATCGCAAAAGTGGGCTACCGAAATCGGGGTTTCACTTCACGATCTAACTGCGGAAACAGGAACAGGGAACGGAACAAGTACAGACAACGGCGCGGCCACTACTAATGGCGGCGTGGGAGTATTGCATTGCACCGCGATCGCGGGCGCAGCGCCTTCAGTGGTAGTAAGAATTGAACATAGCACCAATAACTCAACGTGGGCCACTCTGCTGACGTTCACGGCGGCGGCGGTGGCAACGAAGCAGAGGATCGAGGTTGCGGCAGGCGTCACCGTAAATAGGTGGCTCCGTGAAGTTCACACGTTCGGCGGCACAACGTCGAGCATAGTTTTTAACTCAGCTTTCGCGAGGAGGTAATCAGATGCAGGGTGGAGTAGTCGGCAAAGCCGTATTTAAACTTGATAACGCAGCGGGCACACTCGTTGATCTCTCGCAATGGGCCATTAAGGTTCCTGCGCCAAAAACCCGAGACATGCTCAATAGCGACACGCTAGACGGATCAGCGTCTCACAGCACTACGCCGGGGTTGCGCGATGGACAAGAATTTACGGTCGATTTTTTATATCACCCGACGCCGTGGGCGCAATTGGTGGCCGTGGATGCTTTGGATAATACGTCCCTCACCTATGAGAGTTCGCCAGAGGGAACCACTGCCGGTAAGCCAAAACTTTCCGGTGAGTGCTTTCTAAAGTCGTTCAATACCGATTCGAACGTAGGCTCAATCACGACCATGAACGCAACCTTTGTTCAGAGCGGCGCACAGACATGGGGCACTAACTAACTTTTCGATAAGTAGGAGCCAACAGAAATGAGTGAAGCAGAAGCCGCAGCCACTAATGGTGACGGCGTATTTAGTATCGGCGCGATCCTGGATATCGTGGCGCCCTTTGAATTCCCCTTCGAAGGACAAAAGTTGAAGGGCAAATGGTACAAGTACAAGACCACCACCCGAGAGTACATCAAGGCGCGCGTCACTGAACGTAATGAACAACTAACTCGCTATCAGAACTTGCAGCGAGAGATCAACACGCTCTCCGATGATGAAGCCAGAATTAACGAAATAACGGCAGAGTGTGAACGACTTGAGGAAGTAGTCGAGCGCACAAACTATAGCTGGCTCACGGACGCGATTATCGAATGGAACGCAGTGGGCCGGGATAAACAGCCGTTGCCAATCAGCGCGGCCGCGTTCGCGGAAATTCCGGTCCCGTTTCTGGTGGCGCTGGACCGCTTTCTAGTTGATTCGAGGACGGACAAAAACCCTACCTCGTCGGACTCGTAGAGTTTCTTCTTTCGAAAGGCGAGTCCGGCGAATGCCCTGACTTTTACTATCCGTTGAAGCAAATGCAGGGTGTGGCGCAGTTTATGAACTGTTCCGTGCAAGAAGTGTTCAGGTTGACTAAAGAATCGCCAGAAATGTTTGAGAATGTCCTACTGGCAACGCGAGCTGAAAACATAGTGGAAAGACAACTACAGAGAGAGCGGGCGCGCGGTGGCTAACGAAACCTTCGAACTATATAGCCTGACATCGAAGCTTGATCTCGACACGTCTGCGTTTGACCGTGCCTACAATCAGACACGGCCAAAGATGGTCACGCTGTCTCAGGATCTGAAGAAGATTGAAACAGGCGGCAAGTCTCTCGGCGGCAGCATTAGTCGAGATCTGAGGCCGGCATTCAGCGGGCTCCAGTTGGCCATCACTGGTCTGGGCGGCCCACTAGACGGTACGATTGGTCGCTATAATAACCTGATCTCAACCGGAACCAAGCTTGCAGGGGCCTCGTCTGCTATTGGTCTCGGCTTCGGCATTGTCGCTGCTGGCGGTATCGCTGCGGCGGCTGGCATGTTTGCTCTAGTAAAGAAAGCCGCTGATGCCGGTGACGAAATCTTTGACCTCACACAAAAGGTCAACTTCGCTGCTGAAAGTATTTCTACACTAAAGAACGAAGGTGAACTAGCAGGAGTTGAGTTTCAAGCCATCAGCGCAGGGCTGGGAATCTTCAATAAAAACGTGGAGGCCTCGAAGGCCGGTAATAAGGAATTAGCACAAACATTCCGGGCTCTGAAAATCGATCTCAGCAACAACGAGATCGCGTTGCGCTCCACGTTTAAGGCGCTGTTAGCCGTTGAGGACGAGCAACAGCAGGGCGCTCTTGCTATGAAGATCTTCGGCAGGGGTGGCAAGGAATTGTTAGGCATCATTCATTCCATGAATGGTGACATCGACGCCGC